ACAATCGGATTTACTTTTTCACGGTTTGATTCATCCCAATCATCCATTACCTCAACAGCCGTCTTGATTGCATCAACATCTGTCACCAACGTTCCTGTATCTGCATCAATGGTAGTCAGCAATGCTTTTATATCCAGCAAAGGATCACCCGAAGTAATTCCAAGGGCATCCAAAGCATCACAAATTTCTGTAACGGTTGTATATCCTGTAACTGTTTGAATAGTCCATTCCGTTGGTTTGTAAAGATTGGTTGTAAATCCACGTGAATAAAGGATTACCCCGGTTGATGTTCCGTGATAAACAATATCCGACGGATAGTAAGTGCCACCTTCAGTTACTATGGTATAACCTCCGTTTGTTCGTTTCGTTAAATTAATACTGTAAGTTGCCATTTCAATTCATCTGTTCATTTCAAAAAACTTTTTTGTTTATAAACCTTTGCGTCCTTATGACTAACAACAGGTTGTTGTTGCTATTCCACACTTACGGGAATTGGTTCATACTATTATCCTCCACGTTTATCCGGTTCTACTGATCTTGGAATTGGCGGTGGTTCTGTTGGAATTACCGCACCCGCACCCGATTCCAGTAAATCTTCTTCATCCGGCATTATCTTTTCTTCATCATCAAATTCATTCTTGCGACGATCCATTATTTCCTCCACCTGTACCTTGTCAAACGCCAGGAAATATTCGGCAAACAAATCCAACGGGAATAAATCCTGTACGGCTGACGTCCCGTATGATTTTATTGCTTCGGCACGTAAACGCCCAATTTCAACTTTTTCCTTATCGGAAAGACTAAATAATTTATCCCAAACAATCTTATAAGGTGTAGCTGGAGTTGGCAATACACCGATTTCAATACATTTATCAATAAACGGACGCAGAATCATTGGTTCGTTCTGTTCTTCACGCCTTGCCGTTACGTATGAAATCCATTCCAACTTATCCTGTGCCGAACTCAACTCCCCACGTTCTGAACCGGTTAATATTCGTTTCGGTATCCCGGTAACGGCTGAAATCATTTGAATCTGTACATCTACGTGATTGATCGGGTCTGCTATTTGTTGTTCCAGCGCATTATATTTTACACCTTCGTTGATAAGCACACGACGCAAGTTGTTTTCAAACTCATCAATTTGTGCCTTCAGTTCATCAAACATAGCGTCCGTCATCTGGTAATCGGGTTGTACCTCCCCGGTATAACCGGGACGAGCACCACGCCAAAACATTTCAGCGTCACCCCCGATCAGCTTTTCAAGGTCTATTAACCTATTATAAACAGCCTGTAAACGTGGTGTACCGTAAACCTCGTCTTGTAGTAAATCCTCAACCAAATGAACCACCCTTGAATAATGTACCTGAATAATCCGATCCTTGTCACCACTATTTACCGTAACATTATATAATAATGGTAAACCGTAACGTGGGCTAAGCGGATTTTCCTCGTAAGCCTGAATATCGGCTAATTGCTGTGAAAGTGGTTTTACATATAATAATTCCAGTTTCTTACTTTTATTCACAGGCAATTTTAACGCTTCGGTATTGGTTGTATCGTTTAATCCAAGAAATAATACAGAAAATTGTCCTATTCCGGTTAATTTATCGGCACGAATAAATATGGATTTTAATTTCAACCGGTTGTATAATTCAGTCCACGCCTTTTCAAACGGGGATTCCTCCCTGCGTATGGTTTCGATTACTTCAATTTCCCCTTTCCAGGATTGTTTTACCGGACGGTCAATAATCGCCTTGGCAATATCGTGACGTTGATACCTTCCCCAATAATTTTTCCAAAGTAAGGTAGTTGGGTATCCTAACGCTTGATAAACGTCACGGTCACCACCGTAGGTATCCACGCCAAGTTGCGTGGCAAGATTTACACGGGAAACCAATTCACTATACTGTTGCAATAAAGCCTGTACTTTTTCCGGTTTTGCTTTCCCGTTGGTTGGTTTTATAGTTCTTGTACGTTCCATCCTTAGTTTTTATACCATTATATTATATAATACGTCGGGCAACCTTTTTTCGGGTTAAGAAATTGAAACCCCCACTTGTGGAATCCACCTGATCTTTATACGTACTATACGGGAATAAACGAAATTCATCTAAAAACGTTTTATTCCACGTAGCAATACGCACCATTACGTTGCCATTATTAACCTGTACTGAAAACGGGTCAGCACGAAAAGCCTTATCACCGGTAGGTTTGTCTTTATCAACAAGAAACCCTGCAAGATTGCGTATTGTTCCTTCGGCTGATTCTTTCCCACCCGAACCCGGTTCTTGTTCCACCACCACCCAACAATTCCTGCCGTCGGCTTCTGCCGTTTGTTTTATGATTTGTTCACGCATACTGGTTCCCCATTGACCACGCTTAACATCGTCAATTAAAAAGAATCCATTACGCATTTTACTAATTTTCACACCAACGGTATAAGCCCCAGCCCCAACGGTTCCGGCTTTGTCCCAATAACGGACGGAACGTACGTATTGTTTTTCTTCAAATATTTCACTGATCATTTGAAAACAATCAACATGAAACATTCCACCACCGGGAGGAGCCGGTGCCTGTCCTATTTGCCCAGCGTACCCGTATTGCCCAAGATCGGTTTCAAGTTCATTCAGGGCATTCCATGACATACGGTTTGGGTCAAATAAGTTGTCAATATAATTCTCAACTAATTCAGGTGGCTGTATATAATCACGGAAATGCAGGATTTCACCCGGTAAACAAATATGCCGTAAATTTGTTTTCTGTTTTTCAAGCAAGTGCCCTGTCGGATCGTTTTGATGAAGACGTTGCATTATACCAATCGTGGTAGAAACGTCCTTATTTGTTTTCCTTGTTGATAGAGTTTGGTCAATCCAATGGTTTGCAATTTCAAGTTCTTTGTCCGAAAGTGCCTGTTGCGGGTTTAAAGCGTCGTCCCAAATTAGAATATCACCATGAAAGCCTGTCAATGTTCCCCCTACGGAAGTAGTATAGCGATTACCACCCTGCCATTCCTTAAAATCAAATTCTGATCTGCTACTTGGGTATTTCCTTATAATCCTGTAATTCGATTTGGTATCCTTATCCGATTTAATATCCAATTCCGGGTAAAGCGTCCTGAAACGTTGTGATTTAATCAAATCCCTGCTATATTCGGCTGATTCCAAAGCCAATGTTGCTGAATATGAAGCCGTAATAAACCGCATCCAGTACCAACGTGTCCAGCACCAAACCGGAAAAACAATACTACATAGAATCGTCTTTGTGCTTCCCGGTGGAACGTTGATTAGCAAATCATACGCCTTTGTTTGTTTTTCACCTACACGTATGCCTACCAATTCCAACTCATGACAAAGAAATGGTATGTGCCAGTTATCAATAAACGGTGCATTGCTGATTTCAGGCCAAGCCCAGCGCAGGAAAGCGTAAAGTGACCGGTTATTCATTTCACGTTGTATTGCCAACGGGTTTTGAAGTGCTTCGAGCAAACGGGATTCTTTTGGAACCAATTCTTTGCGTTCTTCCTGCACATTTACCGGTATGCGCCTTGTTCGTTTGCTTATTGTGGCTATCGTCATCCGACTTCTTGGTAAGGTGTATCTTCGGTTTGCCTTTGACTGCGTTTTTTACTCAACGTATTCAATAATTCAAGTTCATCAAGGCTAAAATCACTTAAATCTAATTGGTGTGTAACGTTTAATTTACCGCTGACCGTCATGCGGTCGCTCCAAACGGCTGGTTGCCGTGCCTGTAACCATTTGATTGCTGCGGTAACGTTCGGTGGGTATCGTTTTACAACGTCTACTATTAACGGTTCGTTCCATTCCTTTACGACACGCCCTTTTTCGTCGTATTCCTTAACTTTATTGGTTAATACCACCACGTCTTTATGTTCGTATCCTACGGCTGCCTGAAAAAGGCTGAAAGCCACTTTTCCGTCCGCTTCGGCTTTACCCCTGCGTATAGCTTCGGCAAATCCTTCGTGGCGTTGTTCCCAAGCCATTATTGCCGGTACTGATACGTTCAATACCTGCGACATTTGCACGTACGTTAAACCTAACAATGCTAAAAAATACACTTGCCGGTCAAATTCCGGTTTATACGTCCCGGTTTTCCTGATTGTTGTCCGTTTTGGTAGAAAGTCCGGTTCTTTCAATCGTATGCGTTCCCCTATTCTTCGGTCTGCCATAGTAAAAAATTATTGCCCTAAAATAATATTAATTTATTAATATTATTTAGCACACGGTAGAAAATCGACAAACAATTTTTCAGATTGGTCAATCGTACCCTTGTTCAACCCTAAGCCTATCTTACGCATTTAAATATTATGTTTAATTATTCCCTTGTCAAACCCCTCAATGAAATTTTTCCAATTTTCAAAAATCCCTGAAAAATTTTTATAATTTTTTTGGCCTTCCGTTTTTCAAACAATTCCTTATAAAAAGTGAAAGTAAAAAATAATTCTATATGAATTAGATTTGTGATTTTTTATTCATAATAAAAATAATATTCACAATTCATATTCTTACATTCATAAATATTTATACAATTCTTATCCAATTCATACCCTTAACTTACAAATCGTAACTCTTGCTTATTGGTAAAAGTAAAAATTTGTAAGTAGAATACCCTATTCATCTTTCAATTTGTAAGCAAACCTATACATTCATATAACTCTACCTTATCAAAAATACCATAATTCATACAAAAAAACATGAAAAACCGTATGAATAACTATAATGAATACCAAAATAACTTATACATATATAATACCTATAATATAATATCCTTTGAATACTTATATCCTGTGAATATCCGGGATATATGGTATTCCTTGGTTATTCTTGATAATGAATATACCATATATGGGAATATAAGGGATTCCCGGTTATTCTTATTATTTCCAATTTACTAATTCCTTGGAAAAATTAGTATGATTATAGAGGGGGACAACACACAACACCCCCCTTCAAATCCGCCAAACACCTTATAATCAATCAGTTACGGATCATTCCCGCCAGTTTCCTTTGCGTTATTTGATAGGGTTCCCGGGATTGCCGGGGAACTGCGGAAATAGGTGATGTGGACAAAGGGCGCACCAATACCTGTTATTTTGTACTATATACCCTTATTTAGTACCTTATTTATACTTGGTATCCTACTCCTATCTTAATCCCTTACTTACTTACTTTAACCTTATTTTTATAGGGTACTTTATTAGGGTTATTTTTATACCTTATTTTTGCGTTATAAACGTTTTTAAGCTACTTTTTTATTTAGGTAGTACTTTTGCCTACCCTTGGTTATTTTAACAGTTTTATAAGCTTTTAATAAGCTTATTATATATTGTTAAGCAGGAAACCAATACAGTACGGTATAGTTATTGACATTTGTTACTTATTTTTTTAGATTTTGTTACTATAATTATAGTATTGCGCATTTTGCGGATTAATTTATAGGGTTATTTAGTACATTTGCTTATTATTAATAGGTTTTTTATAGGTTAATTTAGGTTTTTTTGTTTGTAAGTTATTGATTT